CTCATCTATAAAAAGATAATCTCTACTTGTACCTTTTCTCTTCTCAGCATTATCGATAGAAAGAAACTCTATTAGTGACCCATTATCAAAGTAGTATATGTGTTCAGTTGATGCATAAGATTCTTCTGAATATATCCCCAACTCCTTCATAATCGTTTGAAAGTCTCGTAGAATAGAAACTCTCATTGAAGGGAATGATTTACGGACTACTGATATGATTGTATTTGGTGTTGATAGTGCAGTTACTATTAACCATTGTAGTGCTGAATGACTTTTACCACTTCTTGTACCACCTTGGAGAATACAAATCTTTCTACTCTTATCTATATCCCTATATGTCTTGGATGTGTTGATTTGTAATTCCATCTTTTATGTTTACTTGTATCTGATGTATTCTTTGTTCAACTTCTGCCTTCATCTCAACACGAGACTGTTTAGGTAGATGAAACTCCAATAACTTTAACGCTATATCTACTGCACCTTTTGGATCTTTCTTTATCATATCTTCCATTATCTTTGGAAGGTCATCCAATACTTTATTTGTTGCCCTTGCAATAGAAACCTTCATCATTTCAGTTGAACGATTGATTGCACCCGGTGGTCTTCCTTTGGCTAACTTATGTCCTTTCTCAAACGGCATGATTTTATTTTATATTATTTATATATAATAACACCATAGTCATTAAGAATAGGAGATACCCACTAAACATTACGAATAGTGGGTTGTCTTGTATATATTTATATATCAAAGAAGAGAGTGTGCTTATTCTTTTTTTGCTCATGTTCTATTCTCGTCTTGGCAATCTCCATATACTCATCCTCTCTTTCTATACCAATAAAGTTCATCCCTTCTCTCACACACGCCTTACCCGTACTTCCACTACCCATAAATGGGTCAAGGACTATTCCACCTTTTGGAGTAACTAAACGGATTAGATAGGCCATCAAATCAGTTGGTTTTACGGTTGGGTGAATGTTTTGTCTACCTACTGGTCTTGCCTTATGTGGTACATTTCTACTATCTTGTCCTGCATCTCTACCTTTAATCTTTTTCTCTTGTAGTATTTCTTCTGCTGCAGCTAAAGATGTTTTCTCCCTTCTTGGTTTATCCTTCATTACATCATTCCATTCTTCTGGGTGTGTTTCTTTATAGATTACACTACCATCTTCTCTTCTTGGTCTGCCAGTAAATTGTGGGACTTGTTCAGGCATTCCTTCATTCCTATCCTTCTTACTTGCTTTGGGACAATAGAAGAAACGAGATGCTCCACCTTGATCTAAATACAATTTTCTTTCTACTGCATTTACTTTATCACCACCAACATATTCATTTTGCCAACCACTCTTATTATCAGTTTTACATTTACCTTGTTTATTTAACTTACCACTTTGTTTATCTAATATCTTTCCTGCTTCTTCATCAAAGATTATGTTTGCTGGGAACCTACCTTCTGTATTTACATCATTATTGGAACTTGAAAAAGATACTGCACCTTTACTCTCTTGTCCCTTTTCAGGCATCTTATAGTTTTGTTCGTGTCTATACTTTGGATTAGTAGCAGGATTAGGTGTATCTTCATATCCTATTCTACACCCATCTACATTTATACCACCAGTTCCCCACTCCAATACATTATCTGCTACCGTGCCCTTAAATGGTTTTCTTGCCATAACGATTGGTTCGTGTGCAGGTTTAAGAGCAGTTCCCCAGCCTTCCCAATCACTATTACCTTTTGTTATTGTTTTTATTTCATACCCATCATCTGTAAGTTTTTGGTTCATTTTACCCAATGTGTTAGCATTTTTAATAGCATTGTCCAATTTATATGTACCGATTTCTTCTCCAACTACTTCTCTTTCATTACCTTCAATCTTATCAACTGCCTTACCGATGTTGTGTGATTTAGGAAACCCACTACCATATATCCACATAATCTGGTCTCTAATCTCAAACCCTGCATCTTCCACTGCCACTGCCTGTCTGTGGTATGTTCTACTATGGGAGAATGAAAGTAGATGACCTCCTGGTTTAAGAACTCGTAGAACTTCTTTCCATAACTCGGGGTTATTGGCAATACCACTATCATCCCAACCCTTACCCATAAAACCGATTTCATAAGGAGGGTCTGTAACTACCGAGTCTATACTATTATCTTCTAACTCTTTTAACTTTTGGAGACAATCTCCTTTTAATAACCTTATTGTTGCCATATATATTTTTTATTTAATACTCTTCATCTTTTACTTTAGGTCCTCTCTTACCACCAGGTTTTCTATTCTGTGCCCATCTTTCTTCTTGTACTCGGTTTTGTTCTGATTTCTGTTCCCAAATGAATTGCTGGAATGGGCCATTTTGTTCCCATATCAAATCACCAATCCTTTTCATACAATCTAAGTGTTCTTCTCGTGTTCGTAGTTTTAATGGTGGGTAATCTTTTAGTATATCTTGTTTTAATTCGTAATATAACCGATAAGATTCTGATTTGAGCAATTGTTTAAGGTCTCTATGTGATACTAAACTTTCATTAGACATTTTGGAATGGGTTAGGGCAGGTTTGTTTTAGATGTTCTCTCACTTTCTTTATGTTCATAAACATGGTACTTTTACAAATACCGATTTTCTTTGCTACTTCGATCATCGTATCATCACTATCATAATATAATTGGAATAGTTTTACTTTACTCCACTCTCGTGTTGTAGATAATCTTTGTAGTTCTTCTTGTACTGAATCAAATGATTCCATTATTTGTTCATCTAATTCTGATGGGTAAACTTCATCTATTGGTTCCCATTTCATATTATATACATCACCACTAAATCTTATCTTATCTCTTTTGACAACTTTGTTTACCCATCTTGTTTGTAAGAATCTATAACAATAAAGAGCATTGATTGAATCTTTGTAGTATATCTTTGGAGTTCCTTTTTCTAATAAGTAAATGTATAAATCACCAACAAGGTCTTCAGCTTCTTCTCGGTTCTTAGTTATGTTAGTTGCAGACTGGATTAACCATGTTCCGTGCTCCTTAAATAAAACCTCTATTCTGCTTCTTATCTCCTTGTATTCTATCATCTAATATTATATGTGGTCAAGAATGTAATTCCGTATAACATTTATAGCTTCTACCCAATAGCGGGCTGCACTTGGACAACCGCATGGTTGGACCGTATTTACTTGTGCAATTCTCTTGTAGGCATCCCATATCAAACCCATCTCATGTTCTGGAATATGATTAGTAATTTTATTTACTTTCTCTACCAAATTATTCCACTCATCTTGTGTAAATTTATCTTGTATCATCCTTAAATTTAATTAAATATCCTTTTGTTTGTGGTAATTTACCATTACTGACCTCACATACTTTACTATGACTTAATTGTAATGCTATAGCACAATGTCTTTGTGATTGATATTCACCAACAAAACTGCCATCTTTTTTATAAACTAATACCACTTCTGCATTTTTTCCACCATAAAGTAATCCAGCTTTTCTACCATTTTTACTATTCCTATTTCTTTCAGTAGGTTCTAATCCATAAGAAAGTTTTAATTCAGTTTCTAATTTAAGTGCATCACTTCTATTATCAAATGTATCTACTATATTCATTACCAAATCTTGCCTACCATAGTATTTACCATGACCACCTTCTGGTTTTACTTTTGTATGTTGATACAATCTCCACTTTGGTCTTGTAGTTTCACCTACATCCTCAACACTACCATACAAGTTTATTAGTTCATACACATAATGTTTCTGCATATTAGTGAGTTCTTACTGGTCTATTCAAATCCAAGAATTGTTTAATATTCTCAAACTGAAAGTGTTTGTTTGATAATCCAAATCCCATTGCTGCCATAACCGTTACTAGGTCTTCTACACTCTTTAACTTACTGAAATCGATAAAATAAAATACCTCTTCATTAGTTGTTTTGTTTACACTTGTTTCAAGGTCAAGTGAACCTGTTGATTGTTGAAATTCCATTTTTGTTTTTGTTTATAGTTGTTAAAATAATTTTACTCCTTCATCACACCCAAATAGTGTGTTCCATTTAATTCTTCGTCTTTCACACCCACAATCAGGTGTATTAAAGAATGTTATTGCTATCCATCCTGCAACATCCTTTCCTCTGCCAAGGGTAATTACATTGATTAAACCATCAACAAAATTACCAACCTTTATGATACAAATTCTTTTCATTTCTTTTTCTTATAAGTGTGTGCTGGACCCATTCCAATATCCTTTCTTGTACCAGTGATTCTCAAATCCTTTTGAGTAAAAAAATCATCACAAGTACCGGCATCTATCAAAGTATATTTACCATCTATTACTTTTGCCTTTTTATTCTTTATTACACGATATACAGTACCAACATTACATTGCCACTTATCTGCTACTCTCTGAAATGATTTAAGGTCGAGGTAATCTTGTATCATTTGGTCTCTTGTATCTGCATACACATAACCATTCTTATTTTTGAAATGATTATGTATGTTCTCTTCTCTACTTACCAACTTTAAGTTTGATATATTATTGTCATGAGGATCTTGATTGATATGCTCTATCTCTAACTCTTCAGGGATTTCACCTACATAGGCTTCCCATACCAGACGATGCACGTAATGCATGGTTGGAGTCTTACCATACTTTGTTCGCTTGTTGTTCTCGTTGTATAGACCAACAGCCAAATATTTCTTTTTTGATTGTGTAACGAGCTGAGGTTTTAATATTTTTTCCTTAAATTTGTAGCTCTTTACTGTGCCATTTTCATCCACACTATAATATGGATACCCTTCTATTCTTTTTTCCATACTAATATATATGCAGATTTTCAAAATCTATAAAATTATTTGATATTGTATACATTTTGTATTTTTACTTTCCAATTTTCTTTTACTGAATCATCCCACTTCATAATTTTAGCAACTCCATCCAAACCACCGAGTTCATTAAAACTATCAAGTGCATT